TAACCCATGCGTTCTTATCGAACCAGCCCGTAGGCTGTAGGTCTTCGGTTAGTGCCATCTGGTACTCGACTAACTTGCGACCGGGCTTTGCCATCAACGCATCGAGCGTCGACTGAACGAACTCAAATTGTTCGGGCAATGGTTCGCCTTTACCGACATAGTCTTCGGCTGCTTTGTGCAACTCCTTGCCGTAGATCACGGCTTGAGTCTCTTTGAAGGGGTACTTCTTGAGAATCTTTACTTCGTGATAACGGCGGGCGCAGCCCTCGTAGTCTTTAAGGGAACTATGGCTCCAAACAACTTTAGTCACTCAAACCTCGCAGTCTCTATTGCTTTGTTTAAACGTCTGGCAAAGCCAGTCACGAATCGCTCACTACGATTTAAGGTGTCGTACCCCATGTCGTCAAGTATTGCGTGAACTAACTCATGCCAGAACGTATCGTTGACATCAGTGGATGCAAACTTCTTGCCTGTCTGTGCGCTTGATAGACCGATCTTGATCTTTTGCTCAGGGTAGTACACCTTGCCCATAAGACCTTTCTCGACCATAGCCTCGACAACCTCGACGCTGTACCACTTGTTGCCTACTCTAATTTTCTTTGGTAGTTTCATGCTTCTCCTAATTTTTTGCTAACCCATAACGACGGTGCGCACCACCGTCAGCGTCTAGTGGAAGCCCCGGCATGTACCGTGGCTCCATAGTCATTTGCGCCAAGACCCAAGTCTTAGCGTCATCAACCTCTGCATCTGGCACAACGGCTATTAACTCGTCATGCACTGTGCCTTTGACTGGATATCTCTTTGCTACGCGGAGCATCCCGTCTGTCATCACGCATCTTGCTACGCCTTGCGTGACGTTGTTTGTTATCTTACCTGCGTACAGTTTAGTCGAATCTTCGCCGTATGTCCACTGGGCTCGACCCTTGTCATCCTTGGTACGCTTTAGGTCAGGATACAGCAGGCTCATGCCAGAGGGCAGAACGATTTCCCCCTTCTTGAAGGTCAAGCACTTGTAGGTGTACTCCTTGCCCCCGTACAGGCTGGTCTCGATCAACTGCCCGAACATGTTCCACATATCCACCACAGGCGTAGCGGTCGAGCGGTAGATGTCGATGATCTTCTTAGCAGCCATGCAGTGAATCAGTAACTCCTTGTCTGTGCATGTGTGGGGAATCTCCCGCATCTTGAGTACATTGTCATCCCACTCTATAAAGCGTTCCACAGCCTCTTTAGTAACGCCGAGTTTTTTTGCGAATGTAATGTCGTACCTGACTGGCGGTGCGCCAAGGAAACCTGTAAGTAACTGTGACGCAAACGAAGCCCATCCGAGCCCGTAGCCACAGCCAAGTAATGCGCTTTTTGCAGACTGCCGTAAATCTGGGTGCGATTCTTTACTAAGTCCGGGAATGTTAAACATCTGCGCACCGAACGCGGCATAAGGATCACCTCCTGCCCGAAAGATGTCAAGCATCTCTGAGTAATCCGAAAGCCACGCGAGTACTCGCGGCTCAATTTGCGAGAGGTCACCCACGACGAGACTGTTGCCTTCGGGAGCCATAACCGCTTTGCGTAGGAACGAGCCTCGCTTGAGGTTTTGCATGTTAATCGCCGAGCCTTTTGCCGCCGTCCAACGACCCGTCGCCGCACCGTAGTAGGAGAGAGGTACTGGTAGGGAGCCACGTTTACTAATGTCGAGGAACCGCTGAGCACGGGTGCGCTCGGTTGTAGACTTAACCCGAAGGCGTGCTTCACACAGGAGGGCAACGTCTTCACGTTCACCGTTGAGTAACGCTTGGAACATCGCATCATTCTTAGCCAAGGCAAGCGTTTGCTTGCCAGTCGTTTTACTGATTTTGGTTGGGACAGCCACCCCAAGCGTTTCAAGTAGGGCTGCAAACTGTGGATTCGACGCAAGCGAAGTTTCCTCCACGCCAAGCCTTTGTAGTAACTCATCACGCTTCTCCTTTTCTTCTAATATGGCATCGACCAACATGTTGGGGTCAAGGACTAACACGGGTTGCGTGTACATCTTCAAGGTCATGTCGATCAGACGCAGTTCGGATTTGGGATACCCTCCGATGAACCGAGTGAAAATTTGTTCGCACAAGTACACATCATGCTTGCAGTACTCGGCAAGTTCGTGCTCAATCTCAGGCGATATTGTCGTGAGGCCATCGGTGCTGTGCACGGCTGTGCCTTTAGCGGGGAGTCCGAAGTCGTATGCCAATTTCGCAAGGGAATTGCCAACTTCCACGCCTCGTAGAGCGCGTCCCATCGATAGCGTGTCGAATATAAAGGTTGGGTGTATATCGTAGACCCACTCAAGGATGGATACATCGAACTGTGCGTTATGCGCAAGCACTGCGGTTCTGCTCCAGTCGACTCCAGAAAAGAACTCAGGTAAGTCTCTTCCGCTAACCCATCTAATATCGTCTCCGCTTCCGTATACATGGACACAAGCCCCGAACGCAGTGAACTTCTTATCACGTATGTACTCCTCTGTTGTCAATTTTGATAGTGTGTAGTCTTTCTTAGACCATCGCGTCTCAAAGTCAATGGTTATTATTTGATCGAATGGTTTCATATTGCTTCTCGTTTAGTAGTTGTTGTGCAAACGTCAGCACCTTAGTGCGCCAGTTTGAGTAAGTGTCGCGTGGGGCATCGTACATGGACGACAACCCCAATTTAGTTGCTATGTTTAGCACATGTATCTCTTCTTCTGTGGTCAATTAAACATCTCCTTTGCTGGCGCATCTTCCATGTTCTTGTCGTTAAAACTGCCCGTGACTTGGCTCAGTATGAACGCGGCTTCCATTTCGTTGCAGTTCAATGTGAAGACGTTTGCGTGGTGGTCTTCGTGCCCCAGTACCACGACCCCGTGCATCTTGTCGTCCAAGCAACAGTCGACCAAGCCCTTGAAGATTAGGCGCAAGTGGTCGCGCTTCTCCCCTGTCAGTTGGTCAAGTTTCTCCATGAACTCCAAGGCTTCTTTGGTTTGTCCTAGTGTTTGTCTTTGTTCCATTCAAGTAACTCCTTTATGTTGTGCATGTTGTCTTCGTTGATTACAAACGCTAGCCCCTTAGCTTTGCGTATCGCGTCTATCTCTCGTTCCTGTAGCGCTGTTGGTTTGTTGTTGCCTGCCTTGCACTCGATGCCTACGAACAGACCTCGATAGCAAGCAATGATGTCAGGGATACCGGCACGCCCCATGCCCGCTTGGTAAGGCGAGAAGTGCCAGATGCCCATAGCGTCAAGTGTTTTCTTGACTGTTTCTTTAACCTTCTTCTCGGGCGTCTGGGGCATGCCGTACTCCTTTAACTTCTTCGTAGAAAACCGCGCTTCGCCATAGCGTAACGGACGGCATGTGATTGTGTGCTTGTGTTGGCAGCACCTTTGCTATGGGCTGAATCCAACCAAGCGCTTTGAGCGCACGAACGCCTGACACCCACACGTTGGGGTGCAACTTGCTGTCTCGATACAGCCTGTGGAGCTTGCAATACTCTCTAAACTCGTCGCCCTGTACAAATGGTTTTGTGGTTAGTAGCTCTTCACATAATTCAAGATAGCGTTCCACAAATTCTGGCGCGGTGTTGTTTGCTTTTTCCCAGCACTTGTCGGCTAGTATTAAAGCGCGTTCCATGCGGTCGGATGTCATGTCAGTAGCCCTGCGTTTCTTTTAATTTCTGCATGTAGTGTTCTGCTTTGCCCTTGTCATCGCTGCCTTCTTTGCGCCCAGCGCGGAGGGAATATTTAATCACATTACCTTTGAGGAACCCAATGAATTCTTCGCGGGTTAACACCGACTCCATCACATGCCAAGGCTGGATGGGCATATCTTTGTAGTGGTTACCACTTACTTGTATGTCGTCGGCTGTCGTGCCGTTAAAGCGCAGGTTCATCTGCGCGTGGTTTGGAATCATAGTAGTGCTTCTCCGTAGTTATTGATTCTATTTTTAGTATTCTCGGTATGTAGTGTTTCTAAAACGCTTGGGGTCGCTCTTTCGAATGGGTTCCAATCGTTCTTGGTTATTAGCAAGATGGTTTCTTCGTTCTTCGTCGATTGCCTCTTGCGGGACAATGACTTCTTTGGTGGTGAATCTGTGTTCATTAGCGCACTCTCTCCTTCTGGTATACCCAAATGTGGGCGATTTCTTTGTTTGTTTAACGAGCGTCCATGCGCTGCATATGGGACATTTCATTCGTCTTTGCTCAACATGAAAATTGATACGGCAACAATCACTACGACTGCGCCCCCAACGACCATCAACATAACTGCCCATGCGATTGTTTCAAGCATTGTTCTTCTCCTTGAGTTTCTTCTCGGTTAGTTTTTGCACAGCCTCCGCAAAGGTGTACGCGGTCTCTCTTA